ATGTTGGTATAGGCAGTGTTCAACGCAGCCAAGGCACCAGCAGTTTGAAGACTATTGATATTGGTAGTGGCAGTGTTGAGATCAGCAGCAGCATTGTTGTAGTCAATGGCCAGACCTAGCACATCACAGGTTGTAATAGTTCCATTTACTCCTGAACCAGTGGCCTGCTGAGTGGCAAAATAATTTGTCACACTGGCATCTACTGGAGCAGTTTGTGCCTGTAATAAAGGCAGACCTTGCAGGGTGCTCAACCCTCCCAACGTGGTTGGTAACCAGTAGTTTGTGTTTGATATATCAACACCAATTGGCACGTTTTGTTGCGCACGATACACAGTGAGTGTTGGTGTGCCATTGTTGACCACTTCGTTGTTCAAATATGTTATATTTGGATTCCAAGGCTCAGCTGCTAGGCCTTGCACAGTCTGGGCTAGTTCAGGCACAGATGTAAGAGGTAGACCAGTGATCTGTTGCAGCCCTACTTGAATTGCTTTATTTGCCACAGCCTGTGCTGGCGGTATGATTTTGGCCAATTCATCACACCCCGATGCGGCTGGCAACACAGCATTGACTAAGGGTGCAATGGCCAAATTTACACTGGTACCAGGATTGTAAATGGGCTGCCAGGTAGCACCAGCAGGCACTTGCAAAGTGCTGTAACTGGCAGGATACACTTTGACTGGATCTAATAGGTCGGCCATGCTAACAATATTTGGCAAAGTAACATCCAAGATTGCTAAAATCTGATCCAGAGTGTCGCCAGTCACTGAGCGCATGGCTTGATAGGCCAAGCTTTGTAGAACATTGAACTGTGTGGCTGTCAGTTGTTCTTGCCCTCGCAGCAATTGTTGTATGGCAGCATCGTCCAACCCTTGTTGTGTCAATGCTGTTTGAAGATCGCCAAAAAATCCGCCTTTGAGGCGGCCCACAGTGGCCAACTGTTGCAGCAAACCTGCGGGTGTGCCATACACAGCAGGCACAGCTGGATTCCAAAGTTGACCTTGTTGAAATAAGTCTTGAGCAAAGTTACCAAAATCTGGATTTATGTTAGACAAATTGTTGGTTATCAATGCGTCCATGTCAGTAAACGTGGGCCCTAGGTAGGTCTGCACATTGACCGCAGAATTTATAAACTGATTCACGGTGTTGAGATAACCTTGCACGGCCATGAAGCCTTGACAAAAGCGACCTGCATCTCCATTGCCCAAATATGCATTACCCGTCTGTTCAATCAACCCTGTAAATCCGTAAGGAGATTGATTGGTTCCTTCATTGTCAGTGACCACATAAGGCAAGTTTGTGTATGCTGCCGGTATGCTGTTACCCAAAGCTGGGCAAGAACTAGCACCAATTGTCAATAACTGTTGCAGAGTACTGGCATTGGCAAAACTTTGTGTGACATAACTGTTGACTGCGTTCAAAAAATTAGTGAACAGAGTGGTTGCATTAATAGCAGTCAAAGCAGAAGTCAGCGCACTAGGCAAGGCAGCAATGCCTTGATTGTTGAGCAACGCAGCAGCAGCGGTCAGCTGTAAGGGAGTTACGATGCCTTGTGCCATTAGCCCACCGTGACGTCAGCGCTGCCGCCAGCGCGAGCATGACCACAACTATCTACATCACCAGTTCGTTGTATTCTGATACCACCAGCTGTGACAGTCGAAGAGCCTCCAGTGGTCACTGCATGACAATGAGTAGGGGGAGCACGGCGTGCACCACAGTTGGGATGTGGAGAGACTCTGTTACCAGTCACTGCCACAGGTCTGCCGTTGATTCGCACTGATGCGATACCACCTGTGACCACTCCACCGGCAGTGTTGGCGTCTCCTATTCGTTGCACTGCTGCCATTTTATCCCATCACTATTTTTTTATCAGGTACCTTGATACCTGTGGTAGCTTCAGTGTATCGATTTCTCACACTGTCATCAGTCAAAGACCCATACCCTGCGGCGCTGGTGCCACGCTGACTGGTTGTTCAATTTCCAACCATGGATTGGATTCTGCAACCACCTTGGCTACCATTTCTTCGCCAGAATTCAATTTGAAAGTATATACTTTGTTGAGTTCAAATGTCATGTTAGTCCTTGCAGTTGTTGTCGCAGTTCAGTAAAACCACCAATCAGTTTGCCGTCTAAAAATATCTGCGGCACTGTTCTAGCTGTGGGCACAGCTTCCAACAGTTGTTCTTTGGTCCAGCCGTGCTGTATATTGCGCTCTTCAAATTCAATATTGCGCGATTTCAACAGGGCTTTGGCCTGATCACAGTAGGGGCATTGGTCCTTGGACCATACAATTGCTTTCATTTATTGTCCTTGTAATTTTGATGTGTCGTAAGTTTTTGCAAAGATATCTTTTTTGACTGGACCATAGTCGCCAGGGCCGTGTCTCACAATATAATCGTTGCCTTTGGTATATTCAAGATCTCCCCAGGTGGCTTTGATCATGCCATCATGATCAGCCAATTTGGCCAATTTGATCACACCGCCCTTGGGAGTTGCTGTGCCATCTCCGTTGTCGTCATACTTGCTGCGAAAATTATTGGGATCCAACGGCCAAAATTCTCCCTTTGGACCTGGGCCCATAATATAATGTCCAGCTCGATGTGGCACCGGGCCTTCCAGTGTTTTTGTAACGCCATCGCTGCCAGCAACGGTGTAAGGCACTGGAATGGGTTTTTTGAAAGTTTGAAAACTACCAGTGCTAAACCAGTCGTCGTTGATGTTTTCTTTTACAATTTCATTGAATTTCATATAGCGGGCAATTCCTCGTAATCAATAATATCACTCATTACACCAATTACATAGTTAGTGCTTTCGTTCTCCTGCAATGCAGTTTGTTTCTTGCTGGTATCCACGTGTTTGTTGAACCACGGAATGGGTGTTGACCTTGGTGCTGGCTCGTGATATTTGATGCCAATTTCTTTCAATGCATTGGCCGCGGTGTAGTCCACAAAGTCTTTCAAAATTTGTGCATTCAAACCAATCACTGGTCCTTTCTTGAACAAATAATCAGCCCAGGCTTTTTCTTCGCCAATCACATCCAGATACATTTGATATACCTCAGCTTCGCATGCAGCCTTGGCCTGTGCAAAACGCGGGTCCTCTTTGGCTACTTGATTGATCATCCAAGCTGTCCACTCTTTGTGCAAGATTTCATCCTGTAGAATCAGGCTGATAATGTTGCCATTGCCAATGAATATTTTGTTCTCAACCATGGCCAAGCTGGTGGCAAAGCTGACCATAAAGCGGAAAGCTTCCAGTGCATAGCTGGCGTTCAATGCTAACCAAATGGCCTGGCTGTGTGCGGCTTCGGAAACCAGATCCGGGTTGATCTCTTTGCAGGAATTCAGTCTGTGCAAATCATCATAGTATTTGCCCACTGAACTGGCCATGTCTACAATTTCTTGTGTGTCGTGGATAGTGTTGAACACTTCCTTGGGCACGTTGTAGATGTTGCGAATGATGTGGCTGTAACTACGGCTGTGAATGTTGGTTTCAAAAAACGTCCAATTGTATACCAAGGCTTCGAGCTCAGGCAAACCTACCACAGGAGTAAAAATTTGACTGGGTCCGCGTCCTTGTAAACTATCCAACGCAGTTTGTCGCAACAAATTGCTGGTAAAGATATGTTTGACAGTGTCTGACGCCTCTTTGAAATCATTGGCATCTTTGGTCAAAGAAATTTCTTCTGGTACCCAGAAGAATCCCCTGGCGGTTGTCTCAAAATCTGCAATTTTTTTATATTTGACTTCTTCAAATCTCTGCACAGTTACTGGCCCAGCAGGGTCCAAAAACATAGTGCGATTGAGATAATCTGTGCGAGACGCAAGGTTGTATTGTTGTTTGCTCATTGGTTATTCCATTGAATAAGTTATAATTCCGTTTTGAACACTGTGTTGAACTTGCAGTTGTCCTGTGGGATTGACCACTAAAATAGGATTTTCTGCAGGCCCCCAGTGGCCGGTATCAAGATATAAACGGTCAGCATCTTGTTCCATCCCCATACGAGGAACTATGAGAACCACACTGTCTCTCCAATCTTTGGTATCGATGTTCAATACAAAATCTTCAACAGTGGGTTGCCAATGTTGTGCACAGTATCTGCCTACTACTTTGCCCGACAGTGCAGCTCTTAGGTAAGGCACCCAGCCCCAATCAGTATCTTGTTGGCGTTCAAAATTTACAATACCATTGCTTAGAATCCCACCAAGAGATTGAGTTTTACCAGCCAGCTTGTTGATCAATGAAACAAATTCATGATCAACATCTACTGCAGGAGAGAATTGCTGCTGACTTTGGCCAAGTCTGCACAAGCCCTGAGCAAAGCTATAAGGTATTGGCAATGCCCATATTTCTAAAAAATAAGTTCCTGGTAACAATAGAGTCTCGCTGGATTTGGGCAGGCTGTTCCATAGACCTTCCCACCATAGGTTGCCATTTACAGTTTCTGTAAATGTAATAGGAGTTGGCTCACAATCGTGAGTGTATCTTTCATTGATTAGTTCAATTTGATTTTGCAACTTGAGGTGGTGAATAATCTCACAACCTAACAAAAATCTATCATGATCACTCTCAAATGCTCTGATATGTTTGGCTCCATGACGTATAGCTAGCATGCTCAACAAGCCAGTGCCAAAGCCAATGTCAGTGCAATACTGTCCTTCAACATATCTTGCCAGCACACGGTCATAGAACTGATTGCGCATGAAATCATTGATCATGCCAAAATTTACACCATCGTGATTGTGCCAATCAATTCTACTCAAAAAATCCATTACCAGTGCCTTATGGTATTTGCTATAATAAAACAGCAGGTTATCACATGTATTATAACCCAAAAAGTCTTGAGCCACAAGGCTATTCGGGCTTCACTCAAAGAGAGAATGGGCACATCTGGACGATCATCGTCGGTATTGCCCATGAGATGGCCAGTGGCTCTGGCCCAGATTTTTTCTATGCTGTTCATCCAGTCTGTGCAGGCTCAAACCGTTTTTGTAATCTGTTTAGCAGCACCCCATAGAAAGGCAGTATCACCAGCAGGCTGACCAGGATTTTGGCCCAGCTGTTGTTGGTGGCCACTGTGAACCAGTTGGCAGCCATGAACTCGTTGGCACCTTTGTAGAACGCTGTGAAAAAGAACACATAGGTGTCAATAAAAGTTGATACCACAGCACTCAGAGCCGGTGCATACCACCATGTGGCAAATTTTTCACGGATGTATTGAAACACATACACATCCAACAGATTGCTCACAAAGTAAGCCACGCCCGATCCAAGTCCAATGCGGAAAGCCACTGAGTCTGGAGCTCCGCCCAGTTTGACTACCAGCATGCTGACCAAAATGGCAGGAATAAATGCTAGATTAATCACGGCCCGGCCAGTTTGTTTACCAACTAGGCGAACAGTCAGATCTGTCAGCACTACTACCAGTGGAAAGGTGAATGCCGCAGCGGCCAAAGGATGGCCAAAAATGTTGAACTTGAACTGCACAATGTAGTTACTGAGTGCAATGATAATGATGTGTGCCAGCATGAGCTTGTATGCCAGTGCACGGTCTACTCCAGATAACATTTTATCAAACATAATAGTCTCCTTTAAAATTGATCGTGTTCTGTGCTGGTTTTGTTTGCCACTGTGCTGGTTGCACCCACAGCTTCACTGATTAGGTCAAAATAACTCACACCCACTTCACGCTGATGTTTCACAGTTGTAAATCCACGATCCTGGGCAGCGAATTCTCGTTGTTGCATCTCTGAATAGCCAGCCATACCGCGAGTACGATAAGCTTCGGCTAATTCAAAAGTGGCCAAGTTAGTGGAATGAAAGCCAGCCAATGTAATAAATTGGAACCGGTAACCTAATTCGCCTAGCTCGCGTTGGAATGTTTCGCATTCATCTTCGCTCAAAAATTTACGCCAATTGAACGACGGAGAACAGTTGTAAGCCAGTTGCTGATCCGGGAACTGGGCGTGGATTGCATCTGCAAATTTCTTTGCCTGGCGGATGTCTGGGGTACTAGTTTCGAACCATAGTAGGTCTGCATATGGAGCGTAAGCCAGGCCCCGTGCAATGCAAGCATCGATACCGTTTCTAAATTTGTAGAATCCTTCATCTGTTCGTTCATTGATCACAAAGTCCTTGTCTAGCGGGTCATGGTCTGATGTGATCAGCGTGGCTGCTTCGGCATCGGTACGAGCCATGATCACTGTGTCTACCCCAGCCACATCTGCGGCCAGGCGAGCAGCGTTGAGTGTGCGAAGCATTTGACTTGTAGGTACAAGAACCTTGCCTCCTAGATGACCGCACTTTTTTTCTGATGCTAATTGATCTTCGAAGTGAACACCAGCAGCGCCGGCTTCGATCATGGCCATCATGAGTTCGTAGGCATTGAGTGCACCGCCAAACCCAGCTTCAGCATCGGCCACAATGGGCAGGAAGTAATCTGTGTTGACTTGGCCTTCAGCATGTTCAATCTGATCTGCTCTGCGCAGAGCATTGTTGATGCCACGCACTACTCTAGGCACTGAATCCACAGGGTACAGGCTTTGATCAGG